TAATAAAAATTACCTGACACGATACAGAACACCGTTCTGGTCAACTTTTACGCGGTATCTGGCCACGTACTCGAAGACCTTGGTGTTTGCGTTATTCGGGGAAAAGTCCCCGCTCAGACGGCTCATATTCAGCCGCTGAAGCAGTCTGTCAAGTTCGGCGAAGACCGCCCTGGCTTTCTGCTTGGTTTGCGCATATACGTGGGTCTCATACGTCAGGATGGCGTAGTCATCGTCCAGCGTATTGCTGTTCATGGTTGTGTCGGTTTTGTTGTCCATCTCGAACAGGGTGACCGCCGGGAAAGCGGTGGGGGCAGGGGTGCTTACAATCCGAAAGCAGTTCTTTGCGCAGAGGGGAGCAACATCGTCATACAGACGGTTGAAGATGTCGTTTTCAACGTCAATCATTCCATGCTCCCTCCTTTACGAAAGAATTTTCCTCCCAAGAGCTTCAGCGGCCTCCTCCAGCCATACCAGCGTGTTGTACATGAACGGACGGGCTGGCTGACCACTTGTCCAGTGCGCCTTTCCGTCATCCCCCGGATACCACCAGCCCTCGCCCCACTCTGGGTGTCTTGGGTTAATGCCGATGGTTTCACCAACGTTGTACTCCCATCCAACCTTTTCCGGTTCAGGGTGCTGGTTTTCTTCTCCGACAGGACCTGTTCCGTATTCCACATAGAATGCGTACGTGAGTCCTTCTCCCGCGCTGATGTATCCAACATGATCCTGCGCGTTGTACGCTCCATGCACACTGTGCTCAAGTGCTCCGGTGTCCACTGCGTCCATGGAGGCAATCTGCATTTTTGCAATCTGCACACCCTGCTCTGTCAATTGCTTCGCCAGATCGCTCAGCGCAGTCTGCAGCTGTTTCTTGCACTCCTGCAGTTCCCGTATGGCCCTGTCGATGCTCTGCCTGTCCAGAGTCATCTCGATGGACCTCCAGGTTTTATGGCTCATCCTCTGCTGTATGATCCTCTGTCTGCTTGCGCAGAGCGATATTCAGTACGTTCTGGCTTGGACGTACCGCCCGAATGTCGTACAGGTCGCCATTCCAGCGGATCAGGCCGCTCTCGTCAATCTCCGCGTCCGGGTCGTCCATCAGCAGTACATGCGTGTACCGGATGTCCTCCCCGTAGAATGTCTGGTTCGCCAAAAGGCTGGCCGTGGAGATATTCCCTTCGTACCACACAGGATCCGCAAACTCAGGAACGGGTTCTCCCGTGTGCAGTCCGGTTTCCGGATCAATGTCCGTCTCGTTTCCGGTATAAGCCAGATATTCAAACTCCGTAAGGTTTCGCTTCAGCAGTTTCATGCATCCACCGCCTTACTTCGGGATTCCGACAAACGGTGCGATACCGGAGAGCATGGCTTCCGGAATATCCGCATCGCCGTAGTTCCGGTGTACACCGTTCTCGATGTGCTGAACCTCGCCTTCTGCACCGCGCTTGTTCAGCATATAGGCGGCGATTTTCAGCTGGAGCAGCTCATACTTTGCCGGAACAGGATAAGGAATAACCTCGATGACTTCTCCCTCTGCGTCGTACACCTTGCCTCCGGGGAGACTGGTGTAGTCATCCACATAGGGATAAAGCCGTTCGAGGATTTTGGCCCCGGCCAGAGTCAGGTAGGCAGTCAGGGTGTCGTCCTCTTCCGGGCGTCTGGTCTTCGATGTTTCTCCGATCATGACCCGCAGTGTGGTGAGCTTCTGTGCTTCAGTCATCCGTCCCGCCTCCTTTCTCCTTTATTCCTTCCGTCTTCTTGCGGCCGTCCGCTTCGGCTTGTCTTCCTGGGCAACGCGCTCGTCACCGGGAAGACCCATGTCCGGAGTCCGGGGAGAGACGGATTCCTCCGTCTTCTCCACCAGATCCTTCAGATCGCCAAGGGCATCGCCGTGAATCTCGAAGACCTCTCCGGCATTGTGCCAGCCGTCCGTGCACTTGATGTTCGTCAGTGCCTTGACTTTCATTCGGATAACCTCCGTATTACTTGACCTTGATCAGGGCGACCTCGTTCATCCGCTCATAGCTGGGCAGGACGATCTCGCTGGCGAAGGTGTTCAGGTTGACGGGGTGAGCATCCAGAATCTGGGTGATCGCCACGCCGGTGTTCACGATCGCCACCTCGGCAGCATTGCTTCCCATCAGGTCGGCTTCCTCCGGGGTCGTGCCGTACCAGGTGTTGCCCAGCGCACCGTCCGGAATCACCGCGACGTAATCGTCCGGGACAAACTTCCGGGTCGTGCCGCTCTCATCCACGAACTGGTTGTCATAGATGATGATGCCCAGCAGGTCCTCGGTGTCCTTCATGATGTTCACCACATCGCTGTCCCGCAGATAGCCGAGAGCGATTCCGCTCACGGTCAGGAAGCGATTCTTCACATTGTTGATCTTCCGCAGAAGCGCGAAGGTGGTGCTGTTCATCATGATGTACGCAGCCTTACCGCCATGGTTGGCAATCGCCTTCTTGGCCCTGTCGATATCCTCGAAAGGATCGGCAGTAGCGACCTGATCCCACGCGGCTTGCCCGGTCAGCGCAAAGTAGTTTGTGCTCTTCCAGGGCCTCGTGCCGCCCACGGCCGGGTCGTAGTCGTAGGTGTAGTCCACGCCGTTCGCCTTGATGGCGATGCCCACGTTGCCGTTCACGGCGAACAGAAGCTGCATGATCTGCCTCTCCGGAACGACATTCGCACCGGCGATCAGGTTCCCGGCATCGTCGAACACCTGAGAGATGATCGCCTGGGCATAGGGGTCATTGCTGTCCTGAATCCGCAGGATCTCCTGACGGTCCTTTTCCTTGATCTTGAAGCCTTCACGGAAGAAGGGCATCTCGGTCTCCAGTTTGCCGACACCGATCCGGTCACGGAAGGTGGCCTTCGCGTCGAACGCGCTGGGCATCAGGGTCACAGGCAGTCCCTTCGCACCCTTGATCCAGCTCAGATCAAGACCGGCCTTCTTCTTGGCGGGGAACAGCTGGCTTCCCACATAGGGGAGAACGTTATTCTGGGCTTCCGTCCAGTTGACGGAAATCATCTTCGGGCTTACAAGCTTCCGAAATTCAGTAAGATTCATTCTTCATTTCCTCCTTTCCGTCAGGAATTCACGCCGATGTTGGTACGCAGAACGATGCCGGGAAGCAGAGCAGCCAGCCCTTCACCGTAGGTCACACCGCTGTGAGCCTGCGCCTTCGTGGCGTTTATAATGCCCTGCACAACCAGAGCACCGTTGGGGTTCTCGGCGGTATCCACGTCATACAGCAGGATGCCGACAGCACCCGTCGCAGTGGTGGAAGCACCGGCCGCAGTCAGAGGAGTTCCGGCTTTCACGACCGTGCCGCTCTGCGGGGCCGCGACCTTCACAGGAATCGCCTGGAAGTCCTTGCTGGCGAGAATCTCGATGCTCCCGCCAATAGAAGTCTCGGTATACTTCATGGTTCATTGCTCCTTTCGTAGCTTTTCTTGTTGTCCAATCGGTAAAATTTACCGAATGTAACCGTTCAGCCCGTCCCTGGTGGACTTGTTGCTGGCGGCTCGGTTCTGTCCAAGTTTCTTGGCGAGCTCCAGAGCCTTTCTGGTCTCCTCGTCCTCGCCGTTGGCTCCTCCTGCTCCGGGCGGGGGAACACGCCCGTATTCGAGCTTCAGAGCCTTTTCCTTCGCCGCCCATGCTCTCTGTATTTCCGTGAGCGCAGCGTCGATGTCTTCGGCCCCGTACAGGTACTCAGCCACCTTGCCGGAAACCGCTTCGTCCGTCCCAAGCTTGGCCATTACCGCCTTGACGGCCTTGGTCTTGGCTACCTCGCGCCGGAGTTCCTCGATTTCCTGCTTCGTCTGCTCGTCCAGAGCTTTCTTTTCTTCGGCGGCAACCTCTTCCGCGCTCTGCTTCTTCCGAAGCTCCCGCTTGTAGTTCGCCGCTTCCTTCGTCGCGTCGTCGATGGCTTTCTTCTGTTTGGCCAGCTCGGCCTTCAGCCTGGCGATCTCGGCAGCGGAGTCGTTTCCGTCCTCCTCGCCTTCCTGACCGTCCCCGGCTCCGTCTCCGTCCGTCCCGTCTCCGTCCGCGCCTCCATTGTCGGCTTCGGCTCCGGCAGCTCCGCCAGCTCCGTCACCGCCGTCCGGCGCAAACAGTGCGAAAAACTTGGGGCTCATCCAGTACCCGTTCCGATTCCGATACATCTTCCTGTCTCCTTTGCGCTTTTAGGTCATCTCCG